CAAAACCCCCGCTGCCATCATATCTAATTGCAATATTGGTCTTAGCACTCGTTGATAAGCTATCAACTGTAATACCTCTTATTCTCTTATTTTCAGTTCCAATCATCCCAACTCCAACGCGCCCATAGTTATCAATATACTGATAAAATGCGGGGGTTATCCCTGATAGCCCAGTTAGCGCGGAAGGATATGATGATCCAATCTCAACTACTACTTCAAAAACTATTGTGTCTGAAATAGACGTGATTGGTGCAACCCCTCCTGTACTAAATTCTATATATCCATCAACACCGTCTCCATGCCAAGCCTTTGTTAGCTTGTATTCTTCGGTAGATCGTTTCAGCCTTCTATATAGATTAGAGATTTGAATACCACTGAAAGCTTCAGGAGTGAACCTAGCGGTTAGAACTTTCGTACCATTTGGACATCTAGCCGTGTTTAAATCAGGGCGAGCAAAAATAGACACTCTTGAATCGGTTGTAATTACAGGAGCCAAAGGCGTTACCGCATCTATTCCTTTCACGTTATTTACCCAAATACTTGTATTCGTCCCGTCATGTTGAGCAATTACCACCACCTGCTTACCGTTCAAATTGGCGTTTGTATAATTTGCTGCATTCACTCCCCCTATCCCACCCGTATAAAACTGGAAGCCACCAGAAGAGAGTAAGTAAAATAAGAAGCCAGTATCTGATAAATCATCCTTCGCTAAAGAGAACACACCGTTTAAGTTTTGATTGGGTGCTTCAAATACTATCCATGCAGTAACAATAGAGGCGGGCGCTTCAATCAAGCCATCTCCATATAAGACATCTGTGCCGTCAGTTTCGTACCCCAGCCCCCCTTGGATCTTCTCCGGCTCTCTGCCTAACCTTAAGGTCAAGTCTTTCCCTCTATAGCCCAGAGTCAGGCTGTTTTCTTGATCATCTTCTTTCCCATCCATTAACCAATTACAAGTAACTTCATTCCAGTAATTCCAAAGCTTCACACCATTAGAATAATCCTCACACGACCTATCATCCAAAGCTTCGCTCGCAAAGCGTAAGGTTGAAATTTGGCCTAATAAAGCTCTATAGCTTTCAAGTTCTGCTCCTATTCTCATCCAACCGGTTTCACCTCCTGTTGGGTTACCAGTGTAAGTTTGTTGTGTTTCTTTTACACCATCAATCCATAGATCAAGAGTTTTTAACGAGTTATCTCTGCGGAAAGCAAAGTTATGGGCGCCTAACCCTACATTAACAGGGAAAGTAACCGTTTCATTAGTTCCGGCTCCATATTCATGGAAATAATACACATCTCCATTAGGCTCAACCCTTAAAATTATTTGGTAATTTGTATCCTCAGTCTCCCCAAAGGCTCCGTAAGCGACAATAGTTCCATTATTAGCTAAAGAATCAATATTAAACGTACCAGAGACCGTCAGAGAACCTTGTATTTCGTTTAATTTCCATCCAACAGGTGATCCGAGATAACCAGAGCCAGGAGTCAATCCTTCATCAACATCAAACGTAGGGGCACCATGAACGATCAATCCATTTAGCTCAATCATGCTCTGACTTCTGAATCTTCCAAAAAAGAAACCGCCATTCTTTCGCTCTGCTGGATGTAAGTATCTATAGTAATTCCAAAATAAACCACCATTAGAATAATCTTCACTTTCTTGATTTGATAACCGTCTATTGAAAATCTTTATTGAGTGATATTTCCCACTGCTTTTTTGTGCTCCACCATAACTAGCACCAACTGTTAATAATTCTATGTCGGCCTTTGACCATACTGTCGTAGTCTCTTTTATTTTGTAACCATTCAAATACGCAACAGAGTCTCCACTCCTTGAGGACATCACAAGAAAATTACGTTCATCTTTCTTCCAGAAAGCTTCATAGTCAGTCAACTTTATATACAATGCGTTTGTGCCTCCTACATACAACAATAAGTAACCAGTAGTAGCCATGTAGGCACGATACTTAGAAGACGTTGAATCAAATAAATATCTATGCGCAGCTCCGCCTCCTTCATAATCAGGGGAAATCTCTATGACTACTGAAAATTCATCAAGAGAGGTTGAAGAAAAATCATAGGATGTATAGGCATTCACTCCATCCAAAGTCATGCCTTGATTCGTGTCGAACGTGGGCGAACCGTGGACAGTCCCGTTGTATTTCTCAACTTCATCGGCACTCCTGAAAGTAGATGCCCAGATGCAGCCATTCTCACGCTCTGCTGGTCTTGTTGCTATGTTTAGCATAATTTATTTTTTAATATCTTCGAGTGCTTCTAAGTCTTCTGAAAGTTCTTTAGCTGGATTTAATTCAAGGCTTACTTCCTGAACCAAAGGCATAATATCCTTAGTGTTGATATGGAGGTTCTCGTTACTGATGTACCAATCTTCAATATAATCGGCTACTTTCTTACCTTCCATTTCCTCAGTAACAAAAGCTTTGATCTTTGTTTTAATGGTTTTCTTTTGAGCATCCGTTAAAACTGTAGGTTTGCTAGAAGCTATCACTTCTGTATTTGCTGGTAAAATTTTCATAATAAGGTTGTTAAAGTCTATGAATACTTAGATCTAAGGTTCTAATTGTTACATCTCCAACGGCTCCGACATTCTGAACCGCAAACGTGATCTTGTCACCTACTGCGAACTGCAAGAGACCACCTCCACTAAACGCCCCATAGTCAGCATTACTAAACTTTCGTCGAGATTTAGCTTTTGACGAAACAGTAGTATTCACCGCTGGTGCAAAATCAAATATATGAGCATTAGTCTCAGAAATACCCGCGGCCGTCCAACTACCCTGGTAAATTCCTGCCACATCACACACCAAGTTAGAGCCTTTTTGCCAATATCCAGAATCATCTGCCGTATATGTAGCTGTAATTGTGTAAGTACTAGACGACGGCACGGTAAGGACTTTAAATAGCCCATTATAGGCCGAATCTGTACACCCGTTCTGCGTAATGTAATCACCAACAGAAAGGCCATGAGCAACATCTGTAACCGTAATATCTCCACCCCCAGCGTCTGCAATTGAAGCGATTACTCCACTTGAGCCAGCCTCAAACGTGAAGCCTTGCACAAGACCCTCTATTAATAGTCCATCAACAGCATGCCATTCGTCGGATGCGTTAATAGTAATGGCATTCACGTTGTCCACTATATACATCTCTCCATAGTTTGAATCCGCTGATTGTCCTGGATTTTGCATAATTTAAATTGTTATTCGCCCCAAAATGTAAGGAATAAAGTCTGCACCGTTACAGTCGTAGTCAAAACGCTGCTCTTCATATAAACATTCACATAGTCGCCCTTGTTCAGCTTACAAATTCTAGTGATACCTATATTTGAAATCTTAGAACTTGCTGCGAAATCTTGAGGAGATTCAGCCCCAGGGACTAATGCCCCGTTTTTATAAAGCCCATAGGTGAGCTTGCAAGCTTTGTCTACCTCCATGCCACTATTCCCATTGAATAAACAATAAGCTCCGTCTGCCCCTGTATATGTCAGCGTTCCGTCTGTATTAAGCTCCCAATTGTTTAAATGAGAGTCGGTGAACGTTCCAGCCATTTGCACATAAGTATTAGCAGCACCCGTCACTGTTGGTGTCGCCGCACTTATGGCCATTTGGCCCCTATTAACGTGTGTTCTTGGGTTTCTCATACTATAAGGCTTTTTTACGTTCTTTTAATATTACTGTATTTGTTGCTCCACTGGCGACAACAGCCCAGCGATAACGTCGGAAGTTATTGTTATTTGCCGATGCAGAAATCAACAAAGTATTATTTGTCACAGTTAAACCATTAACCGTAGAGTTATTAGCATCATCGTAAAAATAAACAGAATTCCAATCCGCACTTGCTGAGTCTTCATCATTTGAAACCTCAAGCGTGAGCGTAAGCGTTCCATCTGCATCAATAAATTTCCCTGTAATAGATTGATCTTGATAACCATCCATCGTATCACCAGTTGAAGCTGGGTAGTAATGAGTTGCTGCAGAAATATTCGTAGTATCAACAAGATCAGTATTCTCATAATGTTGATCAAGTGGGTCTTGTTCATTCACCATCAACCAACCGTTGACCCAGTTAAAACCAGCGACCACCTTTTCACCAAATAGATTGAATACTGATTTCACACGGTCGCCATCATTAACGGCAGCCTTTTGTGATGATTTAGCCAGTCCTCCAATAGCAACAGGATTTCCAGCATCAACGGCATCATCGGCAACATTGCCTTGAATGTCAGAAGCAATTCCACCTCCACCACCAGATACAGAAATAAGAACTTTATAGGTCCCAGTGTCAGCTACTCCAGTTGTGGCTTTAAGCCCGTAAATCATCCCTGTTCGATGGTCAATACTAAACTCACCATTCACGAATCCAGCAGTTACCGCTATAGCTTTTTCTGAAAGAGTCATTAACTTATTCTCACCATTCCGCTCTGAATCCTCAGCAGCGATAGCATTAAACTGTTTTAAGCTCGTTAAAACGGTTCCAGTACCGAAAGCGAATGAAGTATCACCATAGGACCCCACAACGTCTCCCATAGCCCCTAAAATGTTACGATTGGCCAGCTTAGCCACAACCACCGTGCCAGCTGCTTGCCCTGCATCAATAGTAGCCACGCCAGAGTTGAAATAGTAAAACTGAACAGCTTCCCCTGAAACAGAAGAAAGAGCATCTGAATTAATATTATCCACTGGCATTCTGCGCTGCAGTGACACCTCACTTTGTTGTTGGTTCCTTAGCATTCCTCCCATAATAGATTGATTTAAGTGATAGTTTCCAATGATTCCCTTTATTGGGAGGCCGAAGTTTCCCTCGACCCCACCTCCCTAAAAGAAAAACATTAGGGCTTAGACGTTGATAGACATTTTAACGAGTCGTTCTTCGTCTCGAGTGAACACCTTGCTACCAAATAGCGTGTGAGTCATATAATTCCGTGCCAACTGTTTGGATTCTTCACGGATATAAAGCTCTGGCGCCATTTGCATTCCTAATGAAATAGCTCCTTTACGTCCGAAGAGCATGTTGGAAGTTTCAGTTCCAAATACATTCGTTACGGCTGTAAAGGTTTCGGCTCCTCCAATCTTGCCGTAAGCAGTCAAAGCGCAATCATCGCCAACAAAAGTAGCAGCAGCTAATTGAGCGTTTTGATATTTTCGGCGTCTTGAAGTAGCTAAATCAACATAGTCAGTTGAAGTTGTTCCATTGATTGCTTTAACGATAATGGTTTTCCAATCTGCAACATCAGCTCCAATGTTAATTTCACCAGCAGCAGCAGCAGTTCCATCAGTTACACAAGTCCAAGTGCCTCCAAGAATAGTAAAAGTATTCCCAGCGGTTGGCTGTGTGTCAGTTGTTAAAGTAACAGCAGATGGAAGGTTGTTTGAAACGTAGATATCGAATCCAGCGGCACGGCCTCTGAATTGGTTTCTAAGTTGTGCATCAGCTTCAACAAAACCATTTGAAACAAAGGTTTCAGTTAAAAGTACTGAACGCTCAGTATCAATAACCCCAAACAATTCACCATCGGTTGCATTACTTCGGAAAAGCTCAGAATAAACATCACCCATTTTCCCAAGAATTGTACTTGTCGAAAGAGACCCACCAGCGACAGTCTCAGCGGCACCAGCAATACCAGTTGCAATATTCTTTTGGTCAATATTGTTTTTGAGCTGGAAGGCTGATTGATAAGCTAATTCTGATCCATAACTTGCCTTGGCTTGTCGCTCTTGTACAGGATCCATCGCGAACGCTGCAATCTTACTTTGGTTAACAATCAAAGATGATTGAGCGGCTACTATAGAGTCAATATCAACATCAGTTCCTTGTACATAATCCTGAATGCGAACATCGGATACATACGGGAAGTTTACTTGGTCACCATCTTTGAGTTCAGCTTCAAATTTTGTATTACAGATTTCTGTGGAAACTAGCATCGCGTTCAAGTAATCTTGAATCATCGGGCGCCAGTTTTCCGGGTTTAAAGCGGATGTGTCGTTTGCCATGTTATTTTAAGGTAAAGATATATGATCTTCACCCCACAACAATCTTTCTTATACCCGTTTGCTTACACGTCCAGTCCTTAGTTTCTCAAGTGCGGCGATACGGTCCTTTGGGGTTTTATCCCAGAATCCAGCATCAGCAGGAGTGTCCTTAGAACTAACAGTGCTACGTCCTGTTTGTGGCAATCGCATGCTATTCTTAAGCCTTGCGGTTTTTTGAGCGTCCAAATCAATACCAGTAATCTTCATAGCTTTTTCTAAAGCTTTGGCTGGTAACATTCCTAGCGTTCTAAACTCTTTAAACTCTGCCTTAATGTCAGAGATTTGAGCCTTAGACAGTCTCGCATCTTTTAGCGTCCCTTGTAGAGTATCAAACTTTCGCTTGTCCTCTCGTTCCGCTAACTTCTGTTCAACAATGTCTTCGATTGCTGGAGATTTTTTAGTAGCTCCTAAGATACCTTCAATATCTTTTTTGAGCCACTGAACTTGGGCTGGCAATTCGTCCATAGTGGCATCACCTGCCATTACTTTCTTTGCCCATGCTTTAGCTTGTAAAGCACGTTGCTCACTTGCCTTGTCAGGACTGTCAACAGACAGATCAAGATCAAGAGTTTCTTTGCTTTCTTCACCAGTAGAGTCAGTTTCCTGCTCATTAGTGGTACTTGCACCGTCTGCGGGCGCATCAGGCGCGTCGCTGCCTCCTATATCGAGGTCAACGGCTTCCTGTGTCTTTTCGTCAGACATTAGAAAAGGGGGTTAAGTTTTGGCTAAAGTGCCAACAGAAAACACTAATCACTTAGAATCTTTTGTTGAATCTTCAACCTGCATTCGCTTCATTGCCCGTTCAGAGTAACAAGCCACTAAAAACATACCAATAGACCCTAATCCCATACGATAGGCGTCTATTTCCTCTCTTGTGAATTGATTTGCTGGATCAGAGATGTAATCTAAGAGTTTCTTTTCTCCTAATTCGGTTAACTCTTTGCCGAATCTTTCCCAACACTCAGCAAGCTTAGAAACTTTACCCGAGTTTCCCATAACTGTCTCACAAGGGGTTCGCTGATTATCAAAGGACTGGATCATTTTTTATTCTGGTTTATGGAAACGTGTCATATGTGCTTTTAATGCTGCTTCGGTTTTAACAGCCTTACCACATAGTTCACATACGAAAGGATACTCTACGTCATCTTTAACCTCTTCCTTTGCGCTAACGGGCGCTAAAGTATGATATTTAACATCTAAGCGGTCTAACCATATCAATTCTTCCTTCCCATTGTCCACTCGGAACGCTTTTACTGTTTTTCGCTCTGTCATAATAAGATGATTAAATTATAATGCGGGGGCCATTGCCCCGGTCCTTGGATCAGTTTGAGCTCTTTCTGTTTCTGCTACTGGGGGCCCTTCCTCCGGAGGTGGGCCTGCCTGTGGTGGTGCTTCTTGCTGTGGCATGAAGTCCTCCATGCTTAAATCACGATCATTTAATTGTGCTAACTGGTGTGTAAGCTTTCCCCATGCAGCCGAACCAGGAGGAGAAGATTGTAGCATTCTTATAACCTGAGTTTGTTGCAAAGTATTTGAAGGTATTGCCCCTGTTCTTGAATTTACACGAACAAAAACTTTACCCTCTTGCTTCCTCAATTCATCCGATAAAGCGCCGAGCGTTAATCCGCTCAAGTCAGCCTTCTTGTTTGGCTCCTTCAATGGGAGTTTAGGTTTTCCATTATCGGGAACTGAATCTTGCAGCTCTTGCATTGTGAAGCTTGTCGTCAAATGTAATGGAGTCTTATTATTCTTTTTAATGAATTTCTTAATATAATCAATCGTCACATCAACAATAAACTTAGTCTCCGTAGCATTGTATTCCATTGTTTGCTTAATCCTTGCTGATTGGGCCTCTTCCTCAGCTAAAATCTGTGTAGCGGTCATTGAGGAACCTCGATCAGCTTCATCAAGATTTATTCCAAAGCGGCTAAACTCTCGATCTAAGCGATCCATGATGTTATTCCACTCACCTAGTAGATTTTGTGTTGTTAGCGTCTGAGATTTAACACCAGAGCTGGGATTTGCTGGATCATAACCCATCGCTACGAAGCCCTTCTTTCCTTGTGCTCTCATTTCATGGGCAAGCTTTAACTTATTAAAGAACTTGGCCTGCTCTCCATGAGGAACGCTCACTAACTCAATCGGATAAGTTGAATCCTCAGCATGTGCTACCTCCATATTCATTAATTCCCTTGTGATAATCGCTAAATCATAAAGCATGTCCCCCAAGCCATGGTTCCAGAAACCTTCACTTGAAGGATCAAATAAGAACTGACTAACAGGGATATACCTTTGCCCGTCCATTTCAAATGGGTAATCATCCCCAGTTAATTTACTAATTAATGTCGCCTTTGTCCCTGCAAACACAACATAGCTCCCGTCATTTATGTTGTAGTAATATCCCACCTCTGCGACATCCTTATTTGATTTTGTGGTTTCCTCATAAGTCCGCTCTAACTCTTTGTAGACGCTAGAATCTCGAGGTAGTTTCCCCTTTAAATCATCCTCATCAATATCAGGAAACAATCTTTTAGCTGTCTTTACGTCATAGGAAAACACCACGCACATTTCAGTAACACCTCGGCCCCTTCCTCTACGCATTGAAGTGCCAAAAGAATCTACATAGATGTTTGAATTTGAAATAGGATTGAATATGATGGGGATATTTGCGTTAGTATCGTCAGTTCCAATCTGTAATAACCCGTCACCAAACAAGCCACTATTGAAAAACACACCGCCTTTGTCACGAAGAGTTTTAATATATCCTCCCATATCCATTACCTGGCTTACACACCCCGAAACGATCTTTTCCTTTACCTCAGTTGCCCCCGTGATATGTATGACAAAATCCAGGGGTTTAATCCTGTTCATGTACTTTGCCATCACCTGTTGAATCTTCTTTGAGCTTAACTTTCTTGGCCCTTTTAAGGTCTTCACATTGAAGCCAGCCTCAAAAAGCTCTTGTATAATTGTGTTCTTGTTGTCTTGTTTAATCTTTGTGGTCGTATAACTCTGCATTAACTCAACCGCTTGAGCTACGTCATCATCAACCACTCCCTTCTTGTTTTTAGGTTTAAGTGATGCCGCTTTCGCCATTGGGTAGGGTTAAACTTATTGCTCAAAATATATTATATCACACTTATGATTACTTATTTAAGTCTGAATCAAGGAAGTCCCTTCTGGCTGCCTGTTCATAGCTTGCGTAGTCACTCGCCTTTACTCCTAGCGTTGGATCAATTGCCTTTTTCCCAGGTGTAGAGCTTGCGAACGATTCAGCTGCTAGCATGTAATCAGTTTCATCTTCCTTGTCCTTCTGGCAAAACGTGAGCATTAAAGCATCAGCAAAATCAGGGCTAGAATGCCCTAGACGTTTCATGTCCGCCTTCCCCATGATCTGAATCTTATTCGTCAAAGTTGCTCTGTATCGCATAACCAGTAATTCCTTCCAACTCTTATGACTATTTAACTCTCCACCTGTCCTTAGCCATTCTTTAAGGTTCCAATAAGCTTCTGCCCTTAAGTTTGTATATTTCTTTTTAGTGGCCTTCTCCCCTACATTTACTCCATTAACCTTATGCCCAGCTAAAGCTAATTCCTGAATAACATTTGCCCCAACCCCAAAACTATCAACAGTCACGTCTTCGTCGTTTATGTTATACATCTCCATGAGAGAAACAGTTTTTTGGGCTACGCTTTTTGCTGTACTTGTTTTCTCTTTCGCTACAATCCGAGCCTTAAACGCATCTCTAACCACAAAAGCACTCTTATCTTTCCCCTCACCTGCTGGGTCAACTCCTAATCTCGTTCCCTTCTTAAATTCTGCATCAACCGTGTATTTCAAGTCTTCTTCCCGTATAAGCTGTACATAACCCTTCCCATCCACCGCGTCAGCCTTTGGGAAATCCCCAAGGACACGAACTCTATACTCGTCAGAGTCTACACCATGCTTCTTAGCTATCCGCTGCACGTAAGAATCATCCACTATCGGAGATTCTTTAGAGTTGAAGTGCAAACAATTCCAAGCCTCTTTGTCCCTGTGGTGAGTGTCATAAAAATATCCAACTAACCTGGTTGGATTAGAAATCAAAAGAACAAGAATGTTTTCATCAGTTAAAGCTCCCTCCGCTACGTTGAAGATCTCCTCATGGACCCCAGAACTTTCATCTACAATAAACATTACATTATCGGCATGGATACCAGCAAGGGCCTCAGGTGCTTCTTTCCTTGCCGTCTTAGCGCGTGCAAACCAAGTCTCTGGGCTTTCTGTCATTCTGATATAAGAACCCGTCCAATCGTACTGTTTAGCTATTCCTTCGGGCATCTTTTTTAACCACTTTGCTATTTCCTTCCAAAGAACATCAAAGATCTGATCACTAGTTGGGGCTGTACACGGGACTTGCGCATGTGGTCGAGTGAACAGAAACCACAAGACCACCCAAGCCAGTACACAACTCTTCCCCACTCCATGACCTGAACGCACCGAGATACGCCGAGATGACTTTCCAGCCATAGCCCCATCAATTGCCCGTAATAACTCCACCTGCTGCCAAGTGATATGTTTCCCCTTGTCGAATACTTCGTTTTTCTTCTGTGGGACTAGCCCCCAAATATCTTCAATAAAAACAAGAATAGACTCACTCCAAAGTTTATATATCTCCTTTGCGCTAAGCTTTGTCATGTAAATTTTCTATAGTTTTATTTATGTCCTCAACCTCCATGTGAACCGTTTGTTTTGGGGTCCCGTCCATGTAAGCCCACATGGCTTTTAGTGTCACAACGTCGCCTTCCTTTAAGGCTTTTGCCATTAATTTCTCACAAATAAGATCTAAATAAGTTTTATTCTTCATCCCTGGAGGAGACTCAGCTAGTTTGCGTTTAACCGCTGCTGTAATTGAAAAACCCTTAGGCCGACCACCAGGATTAGGAGACTGGCCGGGTAACCAAAGACCTTTCTCATCTCGCTTAACAAGTTCCGTGTTTTTTCGTGCTTTTGACGTTTTCTTTGCCATAAGTGCATTATACATGTTTTACGACCTCCTAGCAAACCTCTAAGGCTAGCCATTAATTGCGCCTAATTAAACCTTGGTCCATTTCTCTTAAAATTTGCCCATAAGTATAATTTTTAACGTCAACAGGTAATCCCTTCGCCACATTCAAAACATCAGGTAGATAAACGGGTTCCCCTACCACGCCAAACAATTCTCTTTTAGCGTACTCTATGGCTTGTTTAATATCAAAGCCTCCAACCTTGTACAAGGCATACATGAAATTATTATAGCGAAGCGGAAGCCATCCTTCTTTTTTGTACCATTTCGCTTCATTAGACCTGCGCTCACTGTTCTTGTTTAGCTTCCAGAATTCACATTTATCCTCAAGGAACGCCCAGCTTTTCGTTTCTCCATTCCATCGCAACCCTGCAACCTCCACAAGATCATCAAACAAAGATTTTTCAACCATGCCAACAGGTGTAGATATTTTAAAGCTCATCGTTAGGTTTGTTAAGTAATTTAGAAACAGAAGCCTGTAATTTTACATTTAACTCTTTGGGTCGATACACATAATTCGGGCTTAAGAGCGGCTTAATCGCTGATATAGAACTAAGTATAATCGTTTCTCCAGTGCTAGCCAGATAAGCGAATTTAGCGCCAGCATTAAACATTTTTAAAATATTCACGTACTGATCTTCACTCACATCGACAGGGTCATTGTTGATCACAAACACACGATACTTTTGAACCATCTGAAAGGGGTTAAATTATAACTAAATGGTTTTTTTGATTTATTTTTTCACCGACAGGTTCAGACTTTAATCCCTGATACACAACTCTGATACTACTAGACCTCTTAAAGTTAAAATCATCACTAAGGAAATTATCAAGCCGACGCTTAAATTGTTCTTTCCCGATGCGATCTAATAGGGCAAGAAGATGCTTCCCGTACTGCCGTTGCTTTGCTCTACTTTCTGAAAAGTCCGTACGCTGTGTAGCTTTCAGCAACGCCCTTAGAATTAAATTTATTTTAGGATCCCCAAACTCCGAAGCTTGCTTACCTTCGTTAGAAGGTTTTTTCTTTCTTTCTTTCTTTCCTTCTTGTTTATGGTTCGGCACGTGTCCGGCACGTGTCCGGCTATCCGTTCGGCATTCCGTTCGGCATTCGTAGTTTTTCAAATCGTTATATTTGGCATGGTTAAGCACCTTAATCAGCATACCCCTTGCGGCTTTCGTAGTGGCTATCATACCGGCTTTCCTTAACCACTTCGTAGCGTTTTCGCAAGAGTGCCTTTTATAGGTAACTTTTCGCCACCCAATGAACCACGAAAGACCTTCTTGAATGTCGCTTATACTACGAATACACTCACCACGCTTACATACTTTAGTGTCTTGGTGGTTCACCTCCCTTAGGATCCAATCCCACACTTCCCGAACGCAAGGAGTGGCATGAGCTATTTTGCTGTCTTTGATACATCTCGCTTTTATGTAGTACCCGTTATTTATTTTCATCTATTGGGAGTTTTAAAAAAAATAACCACAACGCGTTGGAGGTCAAGGATTTTGCCGAAGCGAACACCTAGACACCGTGGAGTGTTACCTCCAACGCACTATAGTTATTTCTAGATGTTCTATCCTATTACTCCACGGCTTAAATCTTACCTTATCCTTGCCATAAAGTCAAGATCAGAGTACCTTCAAACTCTATGGGAAAAGAATCTATAAAAGAGCTTGTG